CTCTGTATGATTGGAGTACCACTGCCGTGCTTGCTCATAACGCTCAGTTTGATGTCTCTATCTTGGAGTGGGTTTACGGTTGTCACCCTGTATTTATTTTTGACACTCTCAGTATGGCCCGTGCTCTACGGGGTGTGGAAGTTGGCAACTCGTTAGCCAAGCTCGCAGAAGACTTCGGCTTGCCAGCCAAAGGCAAAGCAGTACACAGCACTGACGGCCTGCAGGAGATCAGCTTCGAGATCGAGAAAGAACTTGCTGCGTACTGCAAGCACGATGTGTTTCTGTGCGAAGAAATATTCAAGCGCCTCTACACGGGCTACCCCAAGTCAGAGCTACGCTTGATCGACATGACTCTAAAAATGTACACAAGGCCACAACTGGTGCTCGACAAAGAGATGCTGGAGAAGGCCATAGACGAGGAGAAAGAGAGCCGTGAAGCGCTTTTGGAGAAACTTGGCGTGGATGATGAGACGCTGGCAAGCAACCCTAAGTTTGCGAAGCTTCTTACTAAGCTTGAATGTGCGATACCGTATAAGAAAAGCAAGACGACGGGTAAAGAAACTTTGGCACTCGCCAAAAACGACGCCCTGTTCCAAGCACTACTACATGGTCAGCGAGAAGACATTCGCCTCTTGTGTGAGGCACGACTGCGAGTCAAGTCTACAACTGAGCGAACACGAGCGCAGCGTTTTCTTGATATCTCTGAACGCGGAGCGCTACCAGTCCCGCTCTCATACTACGGTGCCAAGTCAGGACGATGGACAGCATCAAAAGGCAGCGCAATAAACATGCAGAACCTAAAGCGTGGGTCGTTCCTGCGTAACGCAATCATGGCTCCCGAAGGGCATGTCATGGTGGCTGGCGACTTGTCGCAGATTGAGCCGCGTGTGCTGGCGTGGATGTCGGACTACGATGACCTGACGAATATCTTTAAGTCGGGCAAGGATGCGTACGCCCAGTTCGGCGCACAGATGTTCAACATACCCGGCTTGAACAAAGACGAGCACCCTGACCTGCGTCAGTCGGCCAAGTCGGCGCTGCTGGGCTGCGGCTATGGGTTAGGCTGGGCAAGCTTCGCTACGCAGCTTCTGGTGGGCTTCCTCGGTGCGCCGCCTGTCCGGTACGACATGGCGTTTGCCAAGAAGTTGGGGGTGACGCGGGAGTACATCGACAAGTTCTTGGAGTGGGAAGACAATGTTGTCAAACTGGAAGCCATCCCACACACCTGTACAACTAAGGAACTCTTGATCCATGCAGTGGCATCCAAGAAGATCATCGACATCTATCGAGCCACGGCGCACCCGGTCACTACCTTCTGGGACATGTGCTCAAATCTGCTGGTTCGCAGCCTTGTCGGTGGGGAGGAGTTCCGGTATAAATGTGTTGTGTTCCGCAAGGAAGAGATCGAGCTGCCCAACGGCATGAAGCTTTTGTATCCCAACCTGCGCAAAGATAAAGAAAAGAACTGGGTGTATGGCGAGGATGAAACCAAGCTTTACGCCGGTAAGATCACGAACAACATCATCCAAGCACTGGCAAGAATTGTCATGACGGATGGCATGCTACGCATATCGAAACGCTACCCAGTGGTCGGTACCGTGCATGATGAAAGCTGGGTTGTCGTACCCGAAGACGAGGCCGAAGAAGCCAAGCAGTGGGTATGGGAACAAATGGTGATGGAGCCCTCATACATGCCGGGGATTCCGTTGAACTCAGAAGTCGGCTACCACCGACGCTATGGCATGGCTAAAAAATAAGGAGAAGTAATTGGATAGACTTAAACGAAGACCGCTACCAATACCGCGCAGCATACGGGTTGGCAAGAAACGATACTCTATCGATGTGGTTGAGACGATGCTTAACAAAGGCGAGATGGCTAGGGTCTACCCCGCCGAGCGTCGTATGCAAATTGCCCAGCGCAGTAACATCAGCGGTAAGAAGTTCAAACGCGAGCAGATCATCGACTCGTTCTGGCACGAGATGGTTCACGCCATCCTTGCTGACATGGGGGAGTTTGAACTAAACCGCAACGAGAAGTTTGTCACTGCGTTTGCCAACCGCCTGACCAAGGCAATACAGTCTGCGAGGTTCGAGTGAATAAAGTCGTCTGGTCGCACAGTTCCCTGAAGGACTACGAAGGATGCCCGCGCAGGTACCACGAAGTTCGGGTGCTGAAGAACCACAAGTTTCAAGAAACCGAGGCCACGAAGTACGGCACGGAACTGCACAAAGCAGCGGAGGATTACATAGCTGAAGGTAAGCCGTTGCCGAAGCAGTTCGAGTTCATCAAAGCAGCGCTGGACTCTCTGAACAAGAAGCCCGGTCGCAAGCTGTGCGAGTACCAGATGGCGCTAACCGTTGACCTTAATCCATGCGGCTGGAAAGATGAGGCTGTATGGGTTAGGGGCATCGCTGATCTTTTGATTGTCGATGACGACAACCTGACTGCTTGGGTTGTAGACTACAAGACAGGTAACAACAGATACCCAGACCGAGAGCAGTTAAAGCTGATGGCGCTGATGGTGTTTGCGCATTTCCCGCACATTCGGAAAGTGAATGCTGCGCTGCTGTTCGTAGTGAAAAATGATCTGGTCAAGTACAACATGACAGTTGACGAGTCAGATCAAGCATGGTGGGACTACAGGGAGCGTGTGGCTCGCATCGAGCAGGCGGTGGACACTGGGGTGTGGAACCCTAGACAGTCGCCGCTATGTCCTTGGTGTCCTGTGACAAGTTGTGAGAATCATCCAAGACATTAGGAGGCAATCATGCCACGCGACTACAAGAAAGAATACGCCGAGTTCCACGGCAAGCCAGAAGAAATCAAGAAACGTGCACAGCGCGTCAAAGCTCGACGCATGCTGGAGAAAACCGGCGCTGTTCACAAGGGCGACGGCAAAGACGTTGACCACAAAGTGCCGCTGAGAAAAGGCGGCAGCACAACTAAATCGAACCTAAGAGTTCGCAGTGTCAAAGCTAACAGGGGAGATAACAAATGACTTTTGAGGAGTGGTGGGAGTCACTTAGCGAAGCTGAGAAACGCTTTCTAGGCGTACACAACGCTCGTTATTGTTGGTTGGAAGGGCACAAAGAAGGCTACCGAAAAGGGTGTGAAGAAACCCGTGAAGTTATTGGAGAAGCAAATGCAAATAGTAGATAACAAAGCGTTGCTGTTTAAGACACGCAGCCCGGATAAATACCGGGTTATTCCAAAACACAAAATCGTGAACGAGTATGACGACGGTTCAGCAGAGATTGCAGTTTACTGGGGGCTCGACGAAGCGCGTGTTCTTAAAAATCTTGGCGTCAAGGATGTCCCGTCGCCCATCACGCGGCGATATGCTTGGCCGGGTAAATACAAACCGATGGCGCATCAGATTGAAACTGCGGCGTTTCTTACCCTCAACAAGAAGGCGTTTGTATTCTCGGAGCCGGGCACTGGTAAGACCCTCTCGGCGCTTTGGGCGGCGGACTACTTGATGACTCGCGGCGATGTACGCCGTTGTTTGATTCTTTGTCCGCTGTCGATCATGCACAGCGCGTGGATGAGTGACTTGAACAACAGCATCATTCATCGCTCTGCCGTTGTAGCCCACCACCATCAAGCTAGTCGGCGTATCGAGATGGTTCAGCAAAGCTACGAGTTCGTGATTGCCAACTACGACGGACTGAACTTAATTGCTGACGAGATCAGGAACGATGGTAGGTTTGATCTCATCATTGTGGACGAGGCCAATGCGTATAAGACCATGACGACCAAGCGCTGGAAGACGCTGAACTCGTTGGTAACTGCTACGTCGTATCTCTGGATGATGACGGGAACACCCGCATCGCAGTCGCCTGCGGATGCGTACGGGCTGGCTAGGCTGGTCAACCCTAACGGTGTGCCCAAGTTCTTTACAGGCTGGCGCGACAAGGTGATGAACAAAGTGACGCAGTTCAAGTGGGTAGCCAAGCCCAACGCTGCGCAGGACGTTTACGATGCCTTGCAACCAGCAATCAGGTTCACCAAAGCGCAGTGCCTTGACTTGCCGCCGGTCATCACGATGACGCGTGAAGTGCCGCTGACCCCGCAGCAAGCTAAGTACTACAACCTGCTGAAAGAACGCATGATGGTGCAAGCAGCAGGCGAGACAATCACGGCGATCAACGCAGCGGCGGGTGTTTCCAAGCTGCTACAGATTTCTTGCGGTGCAGCATACACGGACGACAAGGAAGTGGTTGAGTTCGACTCGGCTCCGCGCCTGTCAGTGCTGGAAGAAATACTGGAAGAGACCAGCCGCAAGGTCATCATCTTCGCGCTGTTTAGAAGCACCATCGACACCATACATACACATCTGACCAAGAAAAATATTACTGCCGAGTGCATTCACGGCGACGTGACACCAACCAAACGCGCTGACATCATTCGCCGCTTCCAGAACGACCCTGACCCGCACGTGTTGGTGATGCAACCACAAGCTTCAGCGCACGGCATTACGCTGACTGCTGCTGACACAGTGGTGTTCTATGGCCCGTTGATGTCCGTTGAGCAATACACGCAATGCGTAGCACGAGCCGACCGTAAAGGTCAAGACTCCGACAAGGTTACTGTCGTGCATATTCAAGGCAGTCCGATTGAAAAGAAAATGTTTAAAGCTTTGCAAGACAAGGTTACAGACCACGCGCTCCTGACGGAGCTTTTCACAACGGAAATAAATAATTGAAGAAAGGGGGTTGCAAACTGAAACGAACCGCAGTAATCTGTCAAACCCTAGACAAAATAAAATCAGGAGAAGCAGATGTCCGATACCCTTGTACCACTAGATAAGCTTGCGAAAGTTTATCGAAAGATCAAGGCGGAGATCGATGCGCTTACACAAGAGTACGACACCAAGATCGAACAGTTAAAAGCGCAGCAAGACGAACTTCGCTTTGCAATGAAAGACCAGATGAAGGCGCTTGGCGTCAAGTCGGTCAACACGGCCTTCGGCACCGTGTCCATGATTCACAAAACCCGATACAGCACAGACGATTGGGACTCGTTCAAGAAGTTTATTATCGAGAACGATGTTGTTGATCTTCTGGAGAAACGTATCGCGCAGTCGAACATGGCACGGTACCTTGAAGAAAATCCCGGCAGCGTACCGCCCGGATTAAATGCGTTCTCGGACTTCGAAATCCGAGTCACCAAACCATCCAAATAAGAGACCCTATATGACAAACGTCACTCTATTTAACCCTAAGCAAGTCCCTTCGTTCGCACGCAACAACGAGCTGTCCGATACCGCCAAAGCACTGACCGGTAGCATGACCGGTGGCATCAAACGCATCTCGATCAAGGGCGGTGTATTCCGTCTGGTCGCTTCTGGTAAAGAACTGGCTGCTATCGACGAGCGCTATCTTGATGTCGTTATCGTCAAGGCTGCACCCAAAGTCAGCCGCATCTTCTACGCAAGCACGTATGATTCGGACAATCCTGCACCACCGGATTGCTGGTCAAACGATGGCGAGCGCCCTGATCCTACTGCACAGAACAAGCAAGCAGCGACCTGCATGAACTGTCCCCAGAACCAAGCGGGTTCAGGTCAAGGCAATAGCCGTGCATGCCGCTACCAGCAGCGTTTGGCTGTTGTGTTGGAGAACGCGCCGGATGGTGATGTGCTGCAACTGACTCTGCCTGCTACGTCGATCTTCGGCAAGGAAGACGGTGACAAGCGCCCACTGCAAGCATACGCACGGTTCTTGGCGTTGCAGAACCCACCGATCAACCCGGAGCAGATTGTCACTCGCATGCGCTTCGACACCAAGTCGGAGTCTCCCAAGCTGTTCTTCCAGCCTATGCGCTGGCTGACGGAAGACGAGTACAACATCGTGTCGCAGCAGGCTGATTCGGACGACTCCAAGCGCGCAGTCATCATGACTGTGGCGCAAGCTGATGGCGTAGCTAAAAGCCCTGCGCTTGCCCTACCGGGCAAGGCACCCGTTGTTCAAGATGCGGGGGACGAAGAAGCTGAAGAAGCACCAGCACCCAAGCCAAAAGCTGCGAAGAAGAAAGCGGCGGTAGTCGAGGAAGATGACTCGGAACCAGAGGTTCGCAAGGAGGCAGCAAAACCTTCTGCGGTGCCAGAGAAGAAATCCAAGCTGGCCGAGATCGTTGACGACTGGGACGACGAGTAAAGCTGCGGGGGAAAGCGGATGCTGGTGCGCGACTCTGTGTGAAACGGAACGTAATGCGGCCAGACGCAGCGAGTACCCCACCCAACAGCCCAGCCGGAGGTGGCGCTAATAACACCGGCAGCGGGGGCTGGCCGATCCTTTCAGAAGTAGTCGTTGCTCTCCGGTCAGTGACCCCGCACCTTTTAACGGAACCTTATGGCCTACTCTCAAAAAATAATCGACGCCGTTGCAGCAGCGCCTAAGACGTCCGGCAACCAGCTCGGTCGCTGGGCAATCTACTTGGACTTTCCTGTAACGAAGATCGCCTACGCGCTAGGGGTCACGCGTCAGACGGTATACAACTGGTTCATCGGCAAGACGGAAGTGTTTGTTGCTTACGAAGAGCGCGTTGAACTTCTTTTAAAAATTATGCAGTCGTCCAAGACGGCTGACGAAGCATGGAGAAAAATATGTCAAGCATACGGCCTGAAACCCTGACTGATCGTGAGTTGTTGAGCGGCGCGCTACTGGCGTTCGAGCCTGATACTGGCATGCCTATCGAGTGGCAAAAAGAACTTATCCGCAGACTCGCCTGCCACGTGGAAAACGGTGTGGTGCTCGTGAAGAACCACAACGACACACCAGAACAAATGCGCCTGTTCGACTAATAAAACCAAAGGATCAAAATGACTCCGCTTGAGTTTCTTGCGGTTGTTTTGCCGTCTTCAGGCCACGGGTTGTACTGCGCCTGCGAGATGACAGATAAGAAAGAGCACATCTTTGTTGATGTGCCTGAACAGTTCTATCCAAAAGTCGATGCGTGGGTGGAGAAGCAGAGTGATGTCTACTTTGCTTTGGCGACGTACGACGAGAAGGTAGCCCAGATCAAAGGAAACAAGGACAGAAGGACGATACCCAACTCGCGCTTCATCAAGGCACTGTTCCTTGATTTGGACGGGTACGAAAGCAAGAAGGCCGCTGCACAGGCGCTTAACGATTTTATGGTCAAGACCGGGCTGGACTTGCTCGGCACGCCCTACATCGTTTCGTCTGGCGGTGGTCTGCATTGCTATTGGCCGTTGACGGAGACCGTCTCGGTGGATGTCTGGCGTCCTGTTGCTGAGAACTTCAAGCGCCTGTGCAAGCAGGAAGCGTTGCGTATTGACAACACCGTGACTGCGGACTCGGCAAGGATTCTGCGCATTCCGGAGACTTACAACTTCAAGGCCAAGTATGACAAGCCGCGTCAGGTGCGCATAATGGCTGAAGGGGATACGTTCGACTTCGAGACGCTGGCCGAGCACATACGCTCGCAGCTTACGACCCTCCCCGCTGTAATCCCCAACAACGTCATAGAGCTACCGGGCACCCGCCCCACGGCACCGACCCAGACAGCGGTCAAGTTGTTCGAGAACAGTGTTACCAAGTTCAGAACAATTATCGAGAAGACCAAAGCGGGTACGGGCTGCGGTCAGCTTGCGTACTACCTTGAGAACGCGCAGGAAGACGGCATGGAGCCGATCTGGCGGGGGATGCTGTCTATCGCACAGAAGTGCGAGGAGTCGGAGAAGGCGGTCGTGTGGCTCTCCCAGATGCACCCATACGACGAAGACCGCATGCACACCAAGCTGCGGGAGATTAAAGGTCCCTATCCCTGCACGAAATTCGATAGCGAAAACCCCGGCATCTGTACGTCCTGCCAGCACTGGGGCAAGATCACCAACCCGCTGGCGCTGGGCAGGGAGTTGGCTGTCGAAGTTGCCGAGAAAGAAATAGAAGTCCAGCTAAATCAGGAAGTCAAACGCATCCTGCGTCCTGAAGCACCCAAAGGCTATGCCTACGGTGCCAACGGCGGCACATTCATGGAGCGCGACGACGAAGACGCTGACGGCAACAAGATCAAGCGCCAGATCATGCTGTTGCCCTACGACCTGTTCCCGGTGGACATACTGAACCAGAACGGCGAACACACGGTACACATGCTGGCAAACCGCAAGGAGGGCGCGCAGACCATCACGTTCCCACAGAAGTGTGCCGTTAGTAAAGAAGAAACACTGAAGCACTTGGCTACCCAGAACGTCATTGCTGCATTTGGCGCTGGCAACGACAAGAACCTGTTCGACTATGTGCGTGCCTGCACGGAGAAGCTGTCGGTCGAGAAGAGCCCGATCAAAGTCCCGGCCAACTACGGCTGGCAGGCTGACGGTTCGTTTGTGTACGCAGGGCGCATCTACTTCAAGGGCGGCAGCGTCGAAGTCCCGATGCCGGGGCTAGAGAACATCGTCATGCATACCAAGCCCACGGGCGACATCAATGTGTGGCGACAGTTCGTCAACCTGCTGATCAAGAAGAAAATGTGGGATCACCTGACCATCCTGATAATGGGGATGGCGGCTCCGCTGATGCGCTTCACGGGCATCTACGGCTTGACTGTACACCTCGGCTCCACCGAGTCAGGCACGGGTAAAACACTGGCGTTGGAGGGCGCTGCGTCGGTCTGGGGGCATCCTGTGCACTACAGGACAGGTAAGGGGACATCCCCGGTGGCAATGCAGCAGCGCCTTGGCCTGTTAAATAGCTGCCCTCTGATCACGGACGAGATCACCGCCAAGAACCGCAAGGACTTCGAGTGGTTCCCTGAGTACCTGCTGGACAAGACCGAAGGCCGGGGCAAGGAGCGCATGGAGTCGGGAGCCAACCGGGAACGACTCAACTTGTCAACTTGGCAAACGCTGTCCTTCATGTCGTCCAACACGCACGCCGTAGACTACCTGACCGGGGGAAGAAAGCACGCCTCCGAAGGGGAACTGCGCCGTCTGTTGGAATTCATCATGGATCAAGAACTGTCATGGGAGCCACATGAGATTGAGATCATTAAGTCGCTATCGGCCAATTACGGAGTCGCTGGTGAAATGCTTGTCCGGTTTATGGTTGACAACGCTGAGATGCTGGCGCAGCTTGTTCCGCAGGTAGTTACACAGATGTACAAGGAGTTCGGCGCAACCAACGACGAGCGCTTTTGGATGGCCGGGATCGGTGTGACAGCCGCGTGTTGCGTTGTCGCGTCGGACAAGCATGCTGGCATCGTCAACGTCCCGGTTGACCCGATCATGGACGCACTGAAGAAAGTGGTGAAGTTCATGCGTGCCAGCATAAAAGCCGGAAGCCGCACCGCCGAAGATGTGCTGAACTCGTTCACACGGGAGTACTACGGCAACTTCATCATCGTCAAGTTCACTGGGACTGATGGGGTGCTGGCTGAACTGGGGCACGGCGGGGTTATTGACGCATCGACTACGCGCTCCCAGATCATGGGGCGCATCGAGCATGGCGTAACGCCGGGGTTTGTGGACTACTATATTGAAGAGCGCCTGTTGAAAGCGTTCTGCTCGTCAATGAGCTTCGGCTACTCGGACTTCAAGCGCAAGTTAGAGGAGTTGTTTGCGGTCACGTACATGCCGAAGAAAGACATGATGGCCAGAACCAAAGGACCCCAGATGCGTGTGCCTGTGCTGAAGATCACCCGCCGCATAGATGAAGAAGAAATTACAAATCAAGTATCCTTGGCAGCAGCTTGAGAAGGGGCAGGGATTCTTTGTGCCTTGTTTAGACCCGGAGACCGTCATTCAAGACGGTCTCCGTAAGGCGATTGGCGCTCGCAAACTACACGCTAAAGCCAGAGTAGGGGTCAAGGACGGTCGGCTAGGAGTCTGGTTTCACTTGTAGCCCGAAGGAAGTTCTCAGCCAGCTTGTTCTGCGCGGACTCGATCCGTTTGATGATCTCGTCCTTCTGCTCGGCAGACAAACGCGGGGCAATTTCTACCTGACGTTTGGCTTTGGCCAACTCTCCCAGCTTCTGCTGCACAGCGCCCGACACCGATGCTGCCGAGATTTTGCTGATGTACTCGTCCATGAACTCCTTGGCGTCTTCTCTCCGGCCTTGCTGGAGCATGCGCTCGTAGGTGCCTTTAGCTTGCTGAACTTCCAGCATACGTTCGTAGGCTGCATCCAAAGTTCCACGTCCTTCCACCGGCTGGAACAAACCGCCGATAAAGGGCATCTTGCTGACCTTGGTTGACGGCTTCTCGTACGGTGTCTCGGCATTCAACAGTGGGTTAGCCAGCGACACCAGCGCAATACCCAGACCGCCGGTGTAACCACGGAGCAGGTAGTCCAGCTTGATTGGAGTCAAGCCCGCGTCGCCTGTTATGGAGCCCACCAGCTTGGCAAGTTCCGTAGAGCTTTCGCGGTAGCGCTCGGTAGGAACCATGCCGTGTATCTCGCGCTGGGATTCTATGTCGCCACCAAAGAAAGACTTGCCCAGATAGACTTCGGTCAAAGGCTTCACTGCTTGCGGCAGGCTAAACGGGTTCGACAGCATCACCAGTTTGGTCATGCCTTTGGTAATGTCGTTATTGCGCTCGTCGTCAGCCGCCATGTTGTATACCGCTTCTGGCAAAGACTTGAATAGGTAGCCCAATTCAAACGGCACAGGGATGCGCAGCGGCTCGTCAGCAAACGGGGTTGGCAAGAACCAGTTGCCCAGACGCTCTTCTGGCTTGGCTTTCTTATACGCTTCATCGTCCTGCATCATCATGGCGTATGCCAATGTGCCAGCGCCTAGCAGTATGCCGCGTGCCAAGAGTTTCTTTCTGATCTCAAGCTGCTGGTCGTACGGCATCTTGCCAGTAAAGGCGCGGTACAGAACGTCAAGACCTTGAATCTGAGCGTTGAAGAATGGGATCAACACCGACAGCATCTGCATGCTGGGCGACACACCACGGCGGCTAAAGTTCATCGACTCTAGCGTACGCAGATACGCCTGCATCTCGGACAGCCCTTTGTTCAGCGAGTCGCGGTAGATGACAGCGCGAGTAGCCGCGTCGCCTTGCAAAGCAAAAGCATCGGCACGAGCCATGATCTTTTGCCAACCACTGCGCCCCATAGAGATTTCTTTCAGGAACTTCTCCATGTCTCCTTTGTCGCCGGTAAAGACGTTGCTGGAGATGGCGCCTGCTTCCATGAGTTTGCGCTCGGCTTCGCTGCGCCCAGCGACCATGCTGGCCAGTTCTTTCATGGAGTTCAGCACGGGCACACCGTCAACCCCTGTCGTCATCCACGCAGTCAACGGGTCACGAATAGCCTGTTTAATAGCGTAGGCCGGGTTGCGCGTCACAAACTTGCGCAGGATGTCAGCAGGTACACCCAACATCCGCACCGCTGCGGGGATAGTGGTCTTGATACCCTCCATGCCCTTGACGATCAGCGAAGCAGGGATGCCGTACAGATCGGTATCGATAACGACAAAATGATCTTCGCCCTTGTGCTTAAAGCGTACGGTGTTCGGGCCTGCTGGACCTGTACCTTTGCCGAGGGTGCTGGCAATGCCCATCTTGTTAAGAATAAACCCGGTCTCTTTGACGGCCTGATTGCGCAACGCCATGTCTGTCAGCATGAACGTGTTCTGCACGGCGCTGGTAAAGATAGGCAGAATCTCTGTGCTGTCGCCCACCAGTTCTTTAAGCTGCGGCTCGTCCTTGATGTTGCCAATACGAACTGGGTGCTCGCTGTCAATCATCAACTCAATCTCGCCCGTACCTTTATTGACGCGGTAGAACGGAACGTACGTAATCTTCTTAAGCTCTGCGGCTTTATCTTTGGTCATGGTGCCGGTTTGCACAAGGAAATCCAACAAGCCGTGGTTGTACTTTTGGTACAAGTCCATAGCCTTATCGAACATCGCTTTGTCTTCCGGACGACTGTCAAGAAGCTTCTTAATCTGGTCGTACTCAGCCGCTGCTTTGCTTGGGTTTGCAAAGTTGAGTTTGTTCCAGCCCACTTGCTTGGCACGTTCGCCTGCCAGCAGCGCGGTCAGAATAGCTTCTTTCTCGGTATCGTTACCAATCTTGGATTTGGCAATAGCGTCTGCCACCTGCATCATGCTAACGCCCGGTGTGCTCTTGTAGACGTATTCAGTACCGCGCTTGGTATCTTCCTTCACCAGCCGCACAGGGCCATTGGTCAAGAACTGACCGGCATACTGGCTGCGCTGCTCGCCAAAACGTAGGTAGTACTCAGCTTGCTCGCCCTCTAGCGCACTGATCGTGCTGCTATCCATGCCTTTCTTCAAGGCTTCAGACAGCGCAGCGTAGCGGTCAACAAACTGGACACGCCCTGCCAGCCCAAGGAAGTTGGCTTTTAAGCGATCAACTTCGGTAGGGTTCTTGGCAACAAACGACGGAGCAATAGACGGCTCCTGCCGCGCAGACTTAAACGAGAA